CGTTAAGTGCCTTAGTTAAACCAATACGTTCAATATCAAACTTGTCTTTAAGTTGATCTATAGCAGTCTTAGCCTTTAATGTGGTTACTTCTTGCTTTTTTAACTTTAATAAATCCTGAGATGCTTTAATTTCTTGTCTTCTTTGTGCAGCTAAAATACGACCTTGTGCTGGAGTTTCTCTGGCAGGTGCAGTAGGGAATCTACCCTTGCTATTTTCTTGAGCCAACTTATTAAGCATGTTAAATATGTTTGTGCCAAATACAATATCGCCTAAAGTCTTAGCGCCAGGTATAGATTTGATCTCGCCAATTAATACGCCTAAACCTTCGATAGTCTTACCTGTAGACTTGCCCAGGTTTTCCATCTTTCTAGTAACTTCATCAATACTATTATCTTTACCTATTGCTTGTAATGCTAGTAATAAACCTTGACCAATTTCTTCTTTAGCATTTTCCGATGCAACTCTTAATAAGTCCATCTGTCCAGCGTAAGTACTTAATCTAGCTTGTGCTTGGCCTGCAAACTTCTTATTAAGTTCGGCCATGATTGCATCCATGTCACCAGCCTTTAATAAGGCTTTATCTAAGCCAGCGCCTAATCTACTTAATCCTGTGGTGTTACCAGCGTAGGCACGTGATAAGGCTGCGGTTACTTGGCTTAATGATTTACCAGTAGCAGCTGATACATTCATAGCAGTATTTAGCGCTTCTTGGCTTGTGGTGATTGAGCCTGTTACTGTTAATAATTGCTGGAATGCTGGGCGTAATTCATCATCTAATACGCCTGTAGCCTTCTGTAGATTGGCTATGTATAACTCTACACCTGGTGCGCTAAATTGGTAGCCAGTATTTTTTAACTGAGTTTCTAAAGACTTGGCAGCCTTCTCATCGGCTATAAACGCCTTTACTGCTTCTTTGCTAAATCTAGTTAATGCTGTTACTGAAAATGCAGCTAAAAAAGTTCTTTGAAAGGATTTGACTTGCTTTTCAAATATGCCAATTTCTTTCTTGCCTTTTTTAAGTCCTTTGTTATTAAAGGTACTAAGTGCGGAGACGACTATATTGGCCACTATGCGACCTTCTTATCTGTAGTCTTATTAAAGTGTGTAGCTGTGGCATTAATAGCCTTAACTATTACGCCATAAATATCACCACTATCTTGCGCCCAGGCTTTGTAAATCAAACGGCCTTTAGTCTTGCGACCACCACCCCTAGCGCCTTTAACTTTAGGCTGAGATGTAAGGGTAGGTAGGTCAGTAACAAACTGATAGCCAGCGAATGGATTATTAGAACTATATGCAGAGGTAGATCGGCTTCTACTTTTTCTGCTACCTGATTGCTTAAATGCCATTGTGCCGCCACCTTCTGCAACAGATGTAAATGGCGCTCTGCCTTGTGGGTTTAATCTACCTGCGGTTTCATAGATACGACCAGCTGCGCTTATATTGTAAACATAACTTTCGACTGTATAGCCATTACTAAATCTTCGGTTTTGGCCTTCTTTGTATCCAATACCACCACGGACAGTAGCTGAATCATATTTAGGGAATGGGCGATAATCTACAGTAGATGATATTGGTTTAGACCAGCCAGACAACACTTCATTATTACTTACTACAAATCCTTTAGCCTTAGCTTCTACGCCTTTCATAACAGGTTCTACGGCAGCTTTAACACGCCTATACATATCTTCATCAATAAATGTTAAGCCATTGATAACGTCTTTAACGCCTACGACCTCTACTGGCATTTTGGACCTTCCTGGCTCTATCGTTCAAAACCTGCACTATTGCGTGAATCATTTCTGAATCCATATTAATGAACTCACTTGGCGCTATCCCAGTTTCAACGCTTAATGCAGCGATGCTATAAACTAAAGAATCACGCCGTGTTATTTTTTTTCTTCGTCTAATACCTCTACAGTTTCTAAAGTATCGATAAACTCAGTACCCCATAAAGGTATCTGTGCGCCAGACCTACGTAAGCATTCATAAGCTAACCAAAATATCTCGGTCTGCCTTTCGTGCTCACGTAGGACTTTAGAAATTCCAGCGCCGTACTTCAATTCGAAAGCGTACTCGACACCTGGTGTTATCTTGTGCTCAGATACATCACCATTAGCCCTTGTTATCTTTAGCTTTGCCATTGTTACTCCTTAGTTAGAACGCCACTGATGGCGATACTGTTACCACGGAGTTTACTGTAAATGTCATTGAAGAAGTTGCAATTTCAGCCACGCCACCCTGACCAAGTGGAGTTAGGTTATTTACCAATATTGAGAATTGGTAGCTTGGGTTAGCAGCTGAAACAGTAGTACCTTTAACAGTAATTACTGATACTGATAGGGTTGTACCAAATGCTGCATTTAGAGTTTGCATTACTTGGCTTGATGCCCAGTCATTGTTAAAGTCAATAGTAAATGTTGAGTTTTCTAATCCAGCCACGTACTTATGGGCTGTGTCTCCCATAGCTGTAATTTCTAACTCATCTACCACTTTATTGATTACTGCGCTCGATACGTATGCGCTAATGTCAATAGATGGTACTGTAGGCGCAGCAGCTGTTGCCAACTTAACGCCGACGTTATTATTTAGATAAATTGCCATTGTTACTCCTCGTCATTCTTGTTGGTTTGTGCCTTGCCTTTTGGTTCTTCCTTTATTTGGCCTGTCTTGATTAAGAAGGCTAAATCTTCTTCTTTGCTCATGTTAACTCCAGCTCGTTAGGATTGATACTGTTATTTCTGACGTTAATAAATCTCCACTTGCCGCACTTGTTATAGCTGGAGCGGAGACACTTGATATGTTCATAACTAAAGATGATGCTGCCAATTTAGTTACTACTGCTACTATAAAATCTTCCATACCTTTTAAGTTGCCTTGATTGTCAAATGCTGGTACTGCCATTAAAATTCTAAAATTAGCCAGTGGTGATAATGTTATCTGTGTGTTATTGCTTGGCACTAAATACGGATCGCTAGGTGTAACTACTACGCTGTTAGCCAATAATGTAGCTGGTGGGTATGAGAATACTGACCAGACACCTGCGTTAGTTAAAGCTGTTGCAAGTGTGCCACGGAGTGTAGTTACGGCAGCCATTAGCCTACCAGTGATGCTGGACTTGAATACGGCTGGATGAGACCACGCACTCGGTTAATCAGCTGATAACCCATTCGATAAGGGCTGGCACTGATCCCATCCATGCCTACCCCACCAGTCTGGCTCACTTGTCTTGCTTGCCAGATGTCCACTGCAATTATCATCGCAGCTTCTCGTATTGCAGGGGTGCTCGCATAAGTTTGGGTTTTGTGCTCTGGTCCTCTAGCGTTTCCGTAAGGGACTACTTTGTGAAATTTTTGATCTGCAGCTGTTACTGCAAATTGTACAAATGAATAACCATTAGGATAATTGACATTACCCCAGTTGTACATAAATAAAGGGATTACACTTGTTGTGCCTGTGCTTGGCGGAATAGTGCCAGTAATTGTGTGAGTACCATTAAAAGGTGTGCCACAGGCGCTTACAGTAATTTGTTGAGTTGCTACAAATGCGTTTGGATTAGCCAGCATTAATGTTGCCACATTGTCTTGAACTGCTGTGCCAACTACTGGGGCATCGTTATGCCATAAATATTCGCTTATTAAATCTTCTGCAGTTTGACAAACTTCTTCTACTGTTGCATCGGAGTAGAGAGAACCAATTCCAAGATTCGCCCTTAACTCCGCAACTGTAACAAATTGGGCTGGCATCTCTACTCCTTTGCTAATAGCTCTCTGGGGCTAGGGCTACTAAACCCCAGAGATTACTGATTTGTTTTTAGTTAAGGTTGAACTTAACAATGCCGTTAGGCATTTTTGCAATAGTGGCCATATAACCATAAATTGCAACCTGTACTTGTAGATTTGATACTACGTTAACAGACATAAATGCCTGTGGTGAGCGATATACAGTAAATGCTTCTGGTGCAAGGATAACAGCCGAATCATCTATAGTAGTTGTAGCTGTGAAGTTCTTATCTACATATAGATCTAATCCTAATACGTTACCTCGGTTTGAAGTACGTAATACATCTCCGCCTGCGTTCATTGGCTGTGATGCTGAGTAAATTGGGCGACCAGTGTTATCTACTGATTGTAGAAGTAATTGCCACTGTGATGGGTTGGCAATATAGTTCTGTGCAAAGTAGCCAGTACCTGTATAAATTTTACGAGCTGCATCGCTAGTAAATTCAATAATGCCAGCTGAATCTGCATCGCAACCTGAAGAATATTGACCTGCTGCAATAAGTGCAGTAAGGGCTGCTGTATCAATAGTTGTTAAATATGCATTTTGTAACTGGGTTGTCAATTCCGCATAGAAATTTGGGTCTGATCTTTCAAGCAACTCAACGCTCAGTGTATTCATACCTGAATATTTGGATACTGTACCTGTTAGGTAAGCAGTTTCCATACCAGTATTTTGCACTGCGCCAGCTTCTGCTTCAACAGTTACTACTGGTGCTACACCAGTTCCACCGCCAGCGGAAGTTACCAAAGATGGTACTGAAATTGTCATACCTGATGTTGGTAGTACGCCTTGTGAACATGCATCAATTGTTGGAGTACCAAATCGAGTGTTAGTTACAAACTCGGTTAGGTATTGTGTTGGGTTAAATGCTGGGTTAGTTGAAAATGAGTCGTCTGCTGCTGCAATAAACAACTTTGATTCATCTGATCCTAGTGCAGCCTTAATCTTGTGCTCTGTGTACTTTGCCATCGAATCGATAGGTGTACGCACACGTGTCTGGATTAATGGTGCTGTAATTACTGGGCGTGCAGCTTCTACTGTAGGAGTAGCAGCCTCTGCCTTTGCTTCTTGTGGCGCTGTTGCTAAATCTTCCACAGGAGCCTCGCTTTCTGTTGTTTGGTTTGTGTCCTCTGCTTCGTTTTCACTAGCAGCAA